ATAAAGTAACTATAATTGGTTTTGTTCTTACTGTCATCTATTTTTTCAGCTTCATAAAACTCAAAACCAAATTGTAATCCCATAAAAAAATGCCATGACCACATAATTTACCCCATAGGTTTTTTGTTAGATTGAGCATATGCAATAGCAATAGCTTGTTTTTTATTTGTAACTTTTTTACCAGAAGATGATTTTAATTGACCATTTTTAAATTCTGTCATAACTTTTTTAATTTTTTTTTCTTTTACATTCATATTATGGTAATAAATTTAAAAACTTATTTAATAAATTTTCTTTTGGCTCCATATCTTCTAACATTTTTCTTTGGCTTTCTTCTAAATACTGAATAGTATCTGGAGAGTATCGTTCATCATACATTCTAAATCTTTCTTCTAAAGCCATTCTTCTTCTTTCATCATCCATCATTAATTGTTCTTCATTAGTTAATTGTCCAACTGAATTATTTATACCAGATGTTAACATTCTCATTTCTTGGTCTGACACATTTCCAAAAGCACCAGTCGGATTATTAGCTCTCATTTTTTGAATATTTGCTAATTCAGTCATTGGATTCATATTATTATCAGCACGCATTATGCGTGGGTTCTGCATCATGCTTAATAGTTGGTTTAGTTTATTCATATCATAATTCATAGTATGTTGTCCTTAAATATACTTGGTATATACATGGTATATACAACGTATACCATAGAGAAGAGAAGAGTAGAGAAGAGTATATAGTAAAAAAATAAAATTTAGGTACTGGCGTTTATTAATCTATTCCAGTAACTACTTTTATGTTTATAGGGGCACCCCCTTCTCCAGTTAATTCTGTAGTATTTTTTTCTGACCATTGAGCACGAGTCTTTAACCAAAACATCATAGATGCAGTATCACCTTGTTTAGCTTTCTCATATAATGTACCAGCAATAACTGCGTTAGCTTCTATGCGACCTTTCTCTAACTCATCCTTATAATATTTTGTGAGCGTATCATGGGACATTCCAAGCACAAGGGCTATATCTTCATACCTAGTACCTACTTTAGATAATTCATAAACCTCATTTCGGGTAGTCGCTAAAATTTGGTGTCGGGGTCTTCCCCTTTTTCTACCTGTGGATAACTTCTGCTCATTTTTTAAGCAATCGTCCTGTGATGCAGTCATATCAAGGGGTTGGGTTTCCTTGTCTGTGGATAACTCCTGCTTATCACCTTGTGGATAACTTTCTGTTGCTTCTAACTCATTGATTTTATTATGTTTATTATTCATATGTTTAAACGTCTTTTCATAAATTGTTTTTATTCTGTGCATAAACCTGTGGATAACATTGGGCTTGTTTTAAGCCCGTTTAAGCCGTTATATTTTGCTGTAAGGGGTAAGGTCAAAGAATGTTTAAAGTCTTTATGATGAGCCTTACAGATACCTTCATGAGCCTATTAAACCTTAAAAACCTATTCTAATTACGCTTAAATACCTAACCTATTGATTTAAGGCGTTTTAAGCCTTTTTAAATTCATATGGATAATAGGTATTAAATGCAAATAAAAAGCTCGTAATGAGCCTTATAGGTATGTCAGTTTGGATTGATTGTTAGAACGCTTGATTTAATAAGGTGAATTATACCTTATTAAGGCTTTATTTTCAAGGCATTAAAAAAGCCCCTAAAAAGGGGCTTAATTAATTTATATTGATTTATTCGTAATGTATGATTCCATTTTTTTCTATAGCTGAAACCATTAATGGTTCATCAATACAGTACATAGTAGAACCCCCACATGCATTGCAGATATTATTGGCATAACTTAATATTTTTGCTCTTGAGGTTCTAAAATGATTATTGCAATGTATGGCAGAACATTCAACCTTTAACATTCTAGTAGATTGTTTTTTTCTGCTGTCATTCAATGTCATTTTAGCGTGTGGATATTCAGAGCCAATTTCTTTTATCCATTTTTCAATCTTAATTTTTAATTCGGGGCTTTCTGTGGTTGCTGTCATTTTACCTTGAAGCCCAACGGATAAAGCAATTTTTCTAAATTCTTTCCCATGTGGCATAACGTTCAGTAGCCCGTTTTTATCATGGTATAAATGAGTCTGAATAGCATGCACCATTTCATGTATTAGAACGCCTACAGCTTGAACGCTGTTATCAATAGATGGCTGAATCATCATTTCATGAAAGCCGTCAGCTGATACACAAGGGTTGTAATGTACTCCAATAGCTTTTTTTAATTTGCTACCGCGTGAACCCTGAATGAATGAACATGAAACCTTTAATTTATTTCTAATATCTGAAATCTTAAAGCCGTTTTCATCAAATAATGGAACGGCTTTATCAATCATGAAATTTAACCAAGTTTCTCTATTTATATTTTTCATTATTTTTCTCCCTCTTTTTCTTCTGCATTTCGCCAATCTTCAAACGCTTGGTTGTAATCTATAAAGAGCTCTTCTTTTTCATTTAATAGGTCTTTCATGGTTGATTCAACTTGATAATAATTGATTCCAAATTCCTCTGCTAATCTAATTATATTTTTCTTAACTTTAATAAAACAAACTCTGCCATATTTATAATCTGCTGAATTATCAGATTCTGCTTTCATATAAAACCTATCTGAAAAACTCTGATGTAATGCTATTTCAAAAATTATTTTTCCAATTTCTGTTTTTGCTTTTTTGCTATTTATATTTTTCATTTTGTTATCCTTTTAATGTTGTTTTTTTACAACAGCCCCAAATGGTATTGCCTTGCTGTTGTAAAGTATTTTACACCGTCAATTAATCTTGTCAACAGTTTTTTTGTTTAAACATACTTATTTTTTCAATGTTTTGAATCCCTTGATACATAAGGCTTTCAAGACGGCTTGCAGAATAGCCCCGTATAAGCTTTTTTGTTAACCTTTAATGCTATCCTATCATAAAGTGTAAAGATTGATTGACAAGCTTTATAGATACCTTTATGAGCTTTTTTAACTAATGCTTAATTTTTAATCATAATACTTGAGTAATTTATAGGGTTATTATGATTTTTAACAAGTGCTTAATTTTTAATCACCTGTGGATAAGTCTGTAAAAGTTATCCACAATGTATCCACAGCGTTTAAACAGAAAAAAAATAAAATAAAAATAAAAAAATAATTAAAATAAAAAAATAAAATAAGATTGTTTAAACAGAAAAATAAGACCAAAAAAAACCCCGTAAAAAATACGGGGCTTATATAAAATAAAAAACTATCTCATAAGAAAAAGGGTATCATCACAACGCCCTTTATAGTTAGCTGTTAGCTTTTTAGGCTCTTGGCTTGAATCATAAGCAAATGACTTCATAACGGGAAACTGCCATAACTTCTGCCCACTTGCACCAATTAAAAAATAGTTTTGTAAAAGTGTTGTTTTAGTAATTTTCATTTTTAAGATTCCTTTTAAATTAAAAAATGTTACAAGTACATTATAAACATAAATAAATTAATGTCAACTTATATTAATTATATTTGTTAGGTTCTTTATGATTTGTCCAGTACAATTTTTCTATTTTAGCTCCAAACTCTCCAAAAAAAGAACCATCAAACCAACTAAAAAAATGACCTTCGTTACGTTCCATTCCTAATTCTTGAGCTTTATCACTTATAAATTCTTCTAATTCATTCCAAAAAACTCCATTATCAAAACACCGCTTAACTGTCTGACTCCAGTTTCCACAATAAAATTGAAATAAAATACAATCACCTTCTGTAAATAATGATTCATCTTCATTTATTTCATCTTGTGGTAAATTTTTATATAAATAATCTTTTCCATACAATTTTTTATTATCTTTATTAATCATGTTTAAACACTCCCTTTTGAATTATATAGTGATGTTGATAAAATTAAATTCCTACTTATATTGTACATATCGGAAACTTTCCACTCTGCTATTAATGCACCTCTTGCTTTTATATATTTTATATCTACATAAACACTATCAACATTTTTTTTAAAAACTACCCTATACAATGCTTCCATAATTTACCCCTTTTAAA